CAAAAAATTTACCAAAGGGTTGTTTTTTTACTTCTGCCATTTGTGTGTAAAAATTATCTAATTTTTCCAACAAAGGTTTTAAATTTTTGTCACCTTTGTATGCGTCTGTAACTAAATTTTTAACCCTATCTTTTAATCTTATTGTTTGTCCGTAAAAAGTTATATTATAACTATCTGGTACATTATTTTTTAATTTAACACCGTTCATTACTACATATCCATAGCGAAAAGGTTTAAAATTTAATTCTAATATAGCTTCTAATTTTGTATTAGCATCAAATATTGCATCAGGTGTAGCATCTCTTACAAGATCTCTCCTATAATAATGTTTAAATAATCTGTTATTTACACTACTTGCAGGTAAATTAAATGTTTTACTAAAATCTGTAAATACTTTTTCTATATCTCGTATATCTTGGATTGTTTGTGTAAGTGTAATTTGTTCATCTTCGAATAAATCTAAATTTTGATAATTTATATCTGTGATCAAATTAATCTCATTCCATTTTCTAAATGTGTTTTCCCATTGTGTCTCTTGCAAATTCCAAAGATCAGGATTTGGATCAGGGCTATCTAATATTATACTTGGTATTGATAATCCAACTTGATTCATTATCTGATTGTATTAATTTTATCAAATGCAAATTTAAAATCAAGTGTATAATTTGCTAATTTATCATTTAAACTTGTTAAAAAAGTTACCCTTTTATTTTGTGGTATTACTGGCAATTGCTGATTGTCTTTAAATATCCAACATCTCGGAGACATCAATAATTCTTCTATTACTTGATTATAACTATCATTCACATATCCCGTGTTCACTGTAATACTTTCTCTACTCATAATATTTCTTGTTTTGTATTGATGATTATTAATTGAATATGTTGCGCCTGTAGTTAATGTGTTTGCTTTATATTCTTCTCTTTCAACATCAATACTTTCAATTGATTTTAAAAAGAAATTAACCCTTTGTAAAGCACCAAATTTATTAACGAATGTTACAGGTAAATTAGTAAACTTTTGACATTTTTGTTCTTCAATAAGTATAGTTTCTGTTGAGCCACCTTTTACTATATCTACGCTTGTTAATGTTGCTGTGGTGCTTGTAGCATATTCTATTGCTGTTGTTGTTGTGTTTATTCCTGTTCCTATTGTTACGCTTGTAACTGTGCTTGTACCATTTTTAAAGTTTACTGTTGTAGCACCTGTTAAAGTATCTGCGCCTGAATTTACACTTAAATTAGCTAATACAGGTATCTTTAAAATTTCTTGACTTTCTCTAAATATTTTATTATTTGACATCAATACAGAAGTGCTGCCAACAAAACTACTCAGCGATAATGTTGTATTGCCGTTTGTTTGTGTCTCAGTTGTAAATCCTTCTTCAAAATATCCAACGCCATCAAAAGCCAACATATTTGTCGTGATAGCATCTAAATTTGTAGTACCATTATTTGGAGTTGCTACTGTTTTTACCCACACATTTAAACCATTGTTACCAAATGTGCCATCAAAAGTATATGCAATATAATCTTTGATTAATTCTCCTATCTCAAATATTACAAAGTTATTATTTGCAACTTCGTTTTTTCTTAACTGATATGT